AATTCATACCCAATAGAACAGGGGCTAACAAATGGCTAAGTTAAAGATCACTAGGGCCGATGGCACAATATCTGAGCATCAGGTAACGCCATCGATCGAATACGCTTTTGAGTTATATGCTAAAAAAGGTTTTCATAAAGCCTTTAGAGATGACGAGAAGCAGTCAGATGTTTATTGGTTAGCGTGGGAGTGCATAAGAGCTGGCGGCGAAACCGTGCCAATGTTTGGCGCAGAGTTCTTAAAGACATTAAAAAAGGTTGAGGTTCTGGATGATGACCCGGAACTATAGGGCGTGACTCGTTTACTTATTTGATCGCACGGATCAGTTTGGAAACGGGTATCGCGCCCAATGATTTACTAGCACTAGATAGCAGGATGTTTAAGACTTTACTAGAGGCGATGAAAGACCGGAATAAGGAGATGCGAGATGCCAGCACAGGTAATAGGCGGAATCGCACTTCGTAAAGCCTTAAAGAAATTTACGCCCGATCTAGCTAAAGACACGCAAGCAGAAATGGCTAGTTTGCTTAAACCTATTGCCACAAAAGCTAAAGGTTTTATTCCACGCCAAGCACCACTATCAGGCTGGGGTAGAGCATCTAGTAATGGCAAATTTCCTGTGTGGGATGGCGCAACAGCTAGAAGTGGCGTTGGTTATAAGACCACACCTAGCAAGGTTAATAGAGCAGGTTTTCGAGCATTAGCCCGTATTCAAAATGCATCTGCATCTGGTGCAATTTATGAAACTGCTGGCCGCGTAAATACCTCTGGCCGTGAACAGGCAAAAATGCGCGAGGTTGTAATTCCTACTTATCGCCGTGATACCGGGGCTGGTGAGTATCGCTATATGACAAGCACTAATAAAAAATATGGCAAAAGCAATAACCCAGAAGCAGGCTCAATCTTTGTACAGGCCATCGATCAGTACGGCCGTATCGTAGATGCTAACAATCAAACAGGTAGAGGCCGTAGATCGCGCAAGATGAAAGGCCGCGCAATCTTTCGCGCATGGGCTGAGGATGGCGGCAAGACTAATGCAGCTGTATTAAAAGCTATTGAGGTATCCCGCGAAAAGTTTAATAAGGCTGTGGGGTATAACTAATGGCCGTAGATCCATCCGTAAGAGTTGATATAGCCGCCGAGTTTACAGGTAAAAATGCATTTAATAAGGCTGATAAATCTACAGATAAATTAACTAAAAACGTTAAAAAACTAGCTGGTGCTTTTGGCTTGGCCTTTAGCACTAGAGCCGTAGTTAATTTTTCTAAGCAAGCTGTAAAGGCTTTTGCCGAGGATGATGCAGCCATAACAGTATTACGGCAAAACCTTAAAAACTTAGGCTTGGCTTACCAATCTGTAAATGCTGAAAACTTTATAGGCAAGTTAGAACAGCAGACAGGCATATTAGATGATGAACTCAGACCAGCCTATGCAAAATTATCAAAGGTAACTTTATCAACTACTAAGACTCAAGAGTTAATGGCCTTAGCAGTCGATGTTGCTCGAGCTAATGGCTTGGCATTTTCAGATGTTGTTAATACTTTATCTCAGGCTTATGTTGGAAATTACAAAGGGTTAAAGCAATTAAACACAGGTTTAACCGCAGCAGAGTTAGCTACTAAAGACTTTGCTGAAATACAAGCAATACTTATTAACCAAAGTAAAGGTGCAAACAAAGCCTATATTGATACCTTTGCTGGATCTATTAATAAATTAGCCGTAGCATCCGCTAATGCTAAAGAGGTTATAGGCGAAGGTTTAGTCGATCTATTTGCGGACATGGCCGGTAATGGTGATATAGATGCTGCTACTGCTAACGTAAACCTTTTTGCTACAGCCGTTAGCGACTTATTAAAAGACGTTGATAAATTAAACTTACTTGATTATTTAGGTGTATTCCTTACTGGCAGTATTACACAAGAAACTTTTGATAAATTAGATAAACGACCATCAGCTCGTAGATTCTTTACAGGTGGATCTGGCGTATCTACTGACTTATTAGCTGCAAGAAAAGCACAGGCAGATGCATTAGCCAAATTGAAAGCTGATAAATTAGCCGCAGCTAATAAGATTAAAGCTGATAAACAAGCAGCTGCTAACAGATTAAAACTAGAAAAGTCTGCTGCAGTCTTTGAGATACAAAAGATTCAAATAGCTGCTGCGTTAAGAGGCAAGATAAGCGAAGAAGAAAGAATACGCCTATTGCTTATGCAGGCCATTGAGGAAGGCAACTTTGACAAGGCCGAAGAACTATCAAAAAAATTACAAGAAATTTTAGAAAAAAATATAGAAATTGCCGATGCTCTTGCAGCGATTGGTTTAGCCAAAGACCCGTTTTCCACATGGGCAGGCAGTTTATCCCTAGCCTTGGTTGAACTGGCTAAATATGGCAAAACCATGGCTGACATTAATGCCACTACCTTTATTCCTGGCGTAAATTTTAACCCTAGCCAAAACGCAGACCGCAATTATGATTCCAAAGTAGCAGCGGTAACAACCGCAATCGAAGTAGCTAAAAAAACTATAAAGAACCCAACCCCAACCAAAATAACAACCCCAACCATGATAACTAATAACCCTTTTGCTGGTTTAGGCGGCCCTAATAGTGGAGGCGAAGGTATTAGTTTTAATCCTAGTCAAAATAAAGACCGCAATTATGATATGACTTTACAAGCCGCGCCTATAACTATCATTGTTGAAGGCAACGTATTAGATGGCGATGATTTTACTGAGAAGGTAAACGATGCACTACTAAATGCTAATAGGCAGGGTTTGCCAAAAACCGCTGCCGGATTCTTGATTGATTAAACTATGACAGTCCCAGTAATTAACGCGGTCGTCAACTTTTCTACTGGCCCTAGTTTTGCACAAGCCTTTATTATTGGAGAAGGCATACTTGGTACTAACGTACTGGCCGACTCAGCTGCAATTATTGTAGATGTTAGCGATGTAGTAGATAGCGTAAGTATTAAGCGCGGCCGTAATGCCCAGGCAGATGAGTTCCAGACAGGTACGCTAACCCTTCGCATTGTGGATCAATTAGGCGACTTCAACCCGCAAAACCCTAATAGCCCATACTTTGGATTCTTAAACCCAATGCGTAAGGTGTCTATATCAGCTACTTATAGCGGCACTACTTACCCAATGTTTGCAGGCTTTATTACTAGCTATACAACCACTACGCCTAAAAACGCTACCGATGTGGTTTACACAACTATACAAGCCGTAGATGCCCTAAGACTGGCTCAAAATGCTCAGATTGCTACAGTCACAGGTGCAACAGCAGGGCAACTATCTGGCACACGCATTAACGAAATACTTGATGAGATTGGCTGGCCAGCATCTATGCGTGACGTTGATGCAGGTTTAACCACTATGCAGGCAGACCCCGGCACAGCTCGGACATCTTTAGCCGCATTACAAACTGTTACCAATAGTGAGTACGGCGCGTTCTACGTTGATGCATCTGGATCTTTTGTATTTCAAGATCGATCAGTAACTACTGCCAGCATCGGCGGCACACCTACAGTATTTAACGATAACGGCACAGATATTGGCTATTTCAATGCTGTATGGCGACTTGATGACACGCTTATATTTAACCAGGCAAATGTGACCCGCACAGGTGGCACAGTCCAGAACGCTACCAACGCAGCTAGTGTCGAAAAATATTTTGCCCATACCTACAATATCCAGAATTTGCTTATGCAGACCGATGCCGTAGCCCTAGATTATGCCCGTGCCTACGTTGCCAGCCGTGCAGAAACAAGTGTGCGCTGCGATGCAATCGAGTTAGACCTATACACAGACAATTACAACACAGGCATAATTGCAGCTTTGGACTTAGATTTCTTTGACCCGGTAACTATTACTACTAACCAGCCCGGTGCATCTACCCTTACTAAGACTTTACAAGTTTTCGGCGTGGCTCATAGCGTTACTCCGAATAAATGGCGTACTACATTTACTACACTTGAACCCGTGATAGACGGGTTTATCTTAAACTCAACCCTATATGGCGTACTTGATACGTCAGTATTAAGTTACTAAGGAGATAAGAAAATGTCAGCTGGATTAGGCTTTAAGAATTTTTTGACGGGAGATGTACTTACTGCCGCAGATACAAATGGCTATTTGATGCAAGGCACTTGGGTATTTGCGAATGCCGCTGCCCGTGATGCAGCTGTCACTAGCCCACAAGAAGGCAATATGTGTTTTTTGAAAGACACGGATGCCCTTCAATACTATTCAGGTTCAGCATGGACTGCCGTGGATACGGCTGGTACTTCGTCACAACAAGTAGCTGGTAAAAACGCAGTAATTAACGGCGATTTTTTAATTAACCAACGAGTTTTTACATCTAATACAACTACTGGCAATTACAATTTTGATCGCTGGTTACAGCAAAATAGCGGCGGTTCATTTACAGTAACGCCACAAACCTTTACGCCCGGTGCTGCACCAGTAGCAACTTATGAAGGCAGAAATTTTATACAAGGCGTAACAGCTTCGCAATCGGCTGCAGGTGATTATGCAATCATCACGCAAAGAATTGAGGATGTGACTCGATATGCTGGAACAACAGTTACAATTTCATTTTTTGCCAAAGCCAATACAGGCACACCCAAAATAGGTGTTGAAGTTAAACAAAACTTTGGTAGCGGGGGTTCGCCATCTGTAACAGTATCGACACCAGCCGGGGCATCAACACTTACAACTTCTTTTGCTAGATATTCCGTAAGCGTGGCCATCCCATCTATTTCTGGCAAAACACTTGGTACGACTGCTAATACTTCTTATTTAGAACTTAATCTTTGGACTTCAGCTGGTGCAACTTATGCGACACCAGCATCAAGCATTGGTATCCAAAATTTTACAGCTTCCATTTGGGGCGTTCAGCTAGAATACGCAAGCGCAGCGACTTATTTTACTACTGCAACAGGTACTCTGCAAGGTGAACTTTCGGCTTGTCAACGGTATTATGTTCGTTTCAATTCGGAACAAGCATACGGAGTTTTTGGATTTGGATTTGCTTCAGGGTCAGCAATGACAGGGGCAATAATTATGCCTGTTCGACTTAGAGCTTTACCAAGTTCTGTTGATTATGCAAATATTGCTGCTCAAACTGGAAGTGCTTTAGCCACTGTTTATGGGGCAAGTGCGGTCGCAATAGAAGCATCAACATCAACCTTAAATTTACAAATGCTTTCGGTAACGGCTTCTGGTACGACAGCAAATCAGCCTTCAAGAATTCTTGCTAACAATTCGAGTTCAGCCTATCTAGCGTTTAGTGCGGAGTTATAAAATGGAAAAAGTTACTTTTGTAGAAATTGAGACAATCATCGGCGTACAAACTTACGCAATTATTGACCGAGGTAACGGCGAATTTACGTCAATGCTCAAATCAGTTTATGATCAGTTACAGGCAAGTGGCAGCGATCAGTTATAACGGCTGGCCAGCATCTAAAGATGTTGAGTCGATCCGTATCAAGTCTTACGCGATCAAAGGCAGCAAGGTAAAGCTGCGCTGCGCCTATCTTGCTGCGCCATTACTGGTTGCCTTTGCTGAGGACTTTCATGAACTTATCGAGGAGATCGATGGCGGTGCGCTTGACGACTGGGGGTACTGCTACAGAGAAGTACGCCAAGTTCCGGGCAAATTAAGCAATCACGCATCAGGCAGTGCGATCGACCTGAACGCTACGCGGCATCCGCTTGGCAAGCCTGGCACGTTCCCTGCTGAGAAAGTACCGATGATCCTGGCATTGACCCGTAAGTACGGCCTTATTTGGGGCGGGACATGGACACGCAAGGATGAAATGCATTTTGAAATAGGCATAGATCCTGTAAAGGCTGCCAAGCTAATAGAAAAATTAGGGCTGGAGTACGACAAACCTAAAGGGCAATTAGGAGAATCATGAAAGAACAAGTAATGGCCGCTGGCCTGTCTTACCTACGTCACGCTGCCACCTGCGCAGCTGCGCTTTACATGTCTGGGGTTACTGATCCTAAGACCCTGGCTAACGCGTTTCTGGCTGGCCTTTTAGGGCCGCTAATGCGTGCACTTAACAGCTCAGATAAATCTTTCGGCGTAAAATAAAAGGAGAATAAAAATGGGACCAGTACAGTTTAATGTGCATAACCAGACAAAGTACGACCTAAAAGTTCAATCATCTAACGGCGAAACTGCCGAAGCTCTAGCAGGTGCATCGACTACTTTAGATTTTACCCCTGATGACACAAATATTACTAACGCGATGCGCTGGTATGATGATGGCATCTGCATCTTGCAGGGTTCTGTTGCTTGGTCAGCTGGTGGATCAGGGGCAGACGATGGCTGGACTACCAGCAACATTATCTGCATGAGTGGCGAGATGAACGGCGAAGGCTTTTCAGGTTGTAATGAAGGCTGGGTCGAGATGCAGCCCTATAACCTAATGGCCAACGGCGGCGAAGTAACCGTCACTTACACCAACGCTTAACAAATGACTACAGCCCAGTCGCTACTAACCATAGGCATCGCTGTTGCGACCCTGTTGGGGTTTGCGGCTGGGCTGGTACGTCATCTAGTTAAATACTATCTATCTGAATTAAAAGATGATAAAAATGGTGGCCATAACCTTGTAGGCAGGGTTGAACGGATAGAAAAGCGTGTAGATTCTATTTATGAACTTTTATTAGACCGATAGCGTGTCGGTTATTGACCGCTGTCAGTCCCAGGCTTTACCCTTTATTTACACGTTAGGCAGGGCTACCTAATTGGTTTAGCACGGCTTAACCCAAACAAGGGCGAAGTAAATGGATATAGAAAAAGTAGCAGTATTCGTAATAATGGTTAGTATTGCTTGGTTTATTGTAGGTTGGTCAATCGGTTACAAAGAAGGCGTAAAGGATGGCTACAATCGTGGCCGCGCAGCAGGTATGCGTGTAGCTCGTGATCGTGTGGTTAAATAATGTCTTTTGACCTAAATAATTATGAGGATGTGAACAGCCGCATTAAGCGATTCCGCGAAACTAACATCTCAGGCCGCATAACTACCGAAATCGTTGAGTTAAACGTTAAAGATGGCTATGTAGTAATTAGAGCCTGCGTATTCCGTGAGCATGAGGATGTAGTGCCGGCAGCTATTGATTATGCCTTTGAGCAAAGATCAGATCGAGGCGTAAACAGGGATTTTTGGATCGAAAATTGCAGCACCAGCGCAATCGGTCGAGCCATCGGGTTACTGATGCCTAGCGATGCACGGCCTACGCGGCAAGACATGGAGAAGGTGGAACGCTTAGCGGCTCAGCCTGCAGTAGAGGTTGATCTATGGGCTACTGCTATACCTGCAGTAAAGGTTGATGGCGTGGGAAGTGTGCGGCCAGCAGCTGAAACTATTGCAGACATTAAAGCGCAATTAGGCAGCGAGATTGTAGACCCTGCACCTGTCTGCTCGCATGGCCGTATGGTTTACAAAGAAGGCGTAAGTGCGACCACACAAAAAAAATACCGGGGCTATACCTGTAGCAATAAGACGCGGGGCGATCAATGCAAACCAATATGGCTATAACCGAGATGGCGCAGATAGTCCAGGTGATCTTAGACCGATCGCAGGAGTTACAGGCAGCAGCTAGTGGGTTTGCTCGTAGCACAGGCGAGAAGGCTAATACACCTGATCATGCTGGCCGATATAACAGAAAGATAAACTTTCACGAGTTTGTAGCCGAGCATAGTGAAGCCGCTGGCGCAGAGATAGCAGTTGCGCAATACATGGGTATTCGTAACTTTATACCTACTGTAAATACTTTCCACGATGCGCCAGACATACAGCTAGGCAATTTGGGTTTCGAAATTAAATGGACTAAATACATTAACGGCCATTTGATCATCCATAAGGATTACCCACGCCTTAGCGATGTGGCTATCTTGTGCGTAAATAAGTCGCCGGTATATCAGATCATCGGCTGGATGCCCATAATGTGGGCTAAGAAGGCCAAGTATTACAACGCAGCTGATGGCAATTTCTGGGTATCTCAGCGTGAGTTATTTGAAATGGATGCATTAAGAAAGTCTGTATATGGAATTAATGAGGATTAAGTGCCGTGTGTGCGCACTACAGGGCTATGGCGTACAACCGCATGCAATTATTACAGAGTTTACTCATCCAGCCAAAGATAAAGTATTCGTACAATGTCTAGGCTGTGGCATCTATGGCTATGAGGACAGGCAAGATGCCTAGTTACTTGTATCGCTGCGATCAATGCGGCGTTGAGCTAGAGATGAATCATCCGGTAAGCACACACGGCGACAGCGCACCATTGTGCTGCAGCTACCCAATGAATCGTGTATTTAGTGCGCCATCAATCATATTTAAGGGAACAGGATGGGGTAAAGATGCCTAAGCAGCTTGGCCAGGAGTTTTACACAGTTGCGGATAACGCTGTGTATAACGCATGCTGTGACTCAATACAGTTTATGTACCTGTGTATAACCTGTGGACAAGATGCAGGTTGCTACTTATGTACCTTTGACCCACATGAAAAGCATGAGTGTAATGATTAGCGACACGCCGATTATATTGAAATGGTTTAGGTATGTATGTGTATACTTAATCTTAGTACTTAACGCTTTTAGTAATGCTTATGCTAGTACTAACTCTAATAAAGAGATTGAAAAATATAAACTATATAGTCATATAAAACTAACTAATCATAATGAATACCTATGTTTAGAGAAGCTTTGGTACTTAGAGTCTAAGTGGAATTACCGGGCTAATAACAAGCGATCA